TGCAGTCTAGTGTAGATAGAATATTAACCTATCTCAGCAAAGGGTGGAGCAAGAAGTGAGCAGTAGTTTAGAAATCAAGTATGAAATGGCAGCATTTGATCGTAAAGATCGTGCTTACTATGACAACTTTACAGATGAAGATCGTAAGAAATTTTCAACTTATCTCATGCTGAAGTATGGTGCTAATGTAAGCGGCAACAGAGACATGCAGGCCTATTACCTAATGGCTACCAATGAACGTGTGAATAAACACTTTTTTGAACTAGGCAGTAAACATACTAAACTACAATGGTTGACCTGCACCACAGTCAGTCCACAGATGGGCGGGCAGTTCCACTATTGGCTTAATGCTAAAAAGAAAGAAGGAGATAACAAAAGCCAGAAATTCTTGGCCAAGTTATATCCCACAATGAAATCTGATGAAATAGAATTAATGGCGCGAATCAATGATAAACGAGATATTGCAGACATGGCACGAAACCTCGGATTTGATGACAAATCAATTAAAGCCGAGCTATAAATGTCGATATTGTGATAAAGAGTTCCGTAAGGAGTCAACCCTTGCGGCACATCTCTGCGAAGAAAAACGTCGCTGGCAACAGGAAAAAGAAACTGGTGTGCAGTTTGGCTTACAAGCATATTTACGTTTCTATGAACTGACACAGGGTTCGGCTAAGATGAAATCCTATACGGATTTTGTGGCCAGTCCTTACTATCGTGCATTCGTTAAGTTTGGTCGCCACATGGTAGGTATACGTGCTGTTAATCCTCGTATGTTTATCGATTGGGTGATCAAAGAAAACAAAAAACTTGATCATTGGTGTCACGAGAAAGTGTATTTAGAATATCTACGTCAATACATGCGTAAGGAAGCAGTGCAAGATGCTCTTGAACGTGCTCTAAAGGAGATGCAGGATTATGCAGACGAACTGGGAGAATTTAAAAATGGATTTAGTGATTATTTTAGGTTTGGTAATCCTAATCGCGTATGCCATCACATCGCTAATGGTAGGGTTAGTCCTTGGATTGTTTATAATTGTGATTCTGGCATTGATTTCTTGGATACTCTCAACGATGATCAAATTGGTCTTGTTCTTCCTTGGATAGATCCAGACTACTGGCAAAGGAAATTTCGAGATTATGTGGCGGACACTGAATGGATAAAAGCCATATTGAAGGAGGCGAACTTATGATTGCCGAAGAACTAAAGGTATTATTTGATGAACTTAAGACTGAAATCTCTTTGTTAAAAGCAGAAATTACTTTGATAAGCTATGATACGACCAAGATACGTGAACAATTAGATCGTATAGAATCTAAGTCTTCTCAGCCACAAGAAAGTGTAAGTATCATACCAAATACTCCACCACCAACATTCATCCCACCAGAATATCTATGAAATTTCGTTCAGACATTGACATAGATTTTGCTGATCGTGAGCAAGTGTTAAACTTGCTTGATGTCACACCAGCCAGCATCATCCGTGATGGTAAGTTAACTCGTCATAATACAGGTGTATATGCTACAGATATACCCGTGGATCCCTTCTCAGGATCAGCTAGTTTGGATTATCAAGTCGCAGAAGATCGTGGTTATATGAAACTAGACTTACTAAACGTTCATGTTTATAAACAAGTTCGAGATGAGACACATTTAATCAAACTCATGCAAGAACCAGATTGGACCAAGTTATATGATCCCGCAATATGTGCGCAGTTAATACACGTAAACAATCACTATGATACCTTGCTTAAAATGCCAGAGTCTGTAGACAGTATTCCTAGACTGGCTATGTTCTTAGCAGTGATCCGCCCAGGCAAACGACACTTGATAGGTCGGACTTGGAAGGATGTAGGTGCTACTGTTTGGGATAAGGTTGAGGGTGAATACAGTTTTAAAAAGGCACATGCTGTGGCTTATGCGACTCTGGTAGTGGTAAATCTTAACTTACTTTGCGAATCAGTGTAATACTGCGACGTTTACTGCGTTTCTGTGATATTTCTTTAAGACTTATATAAGGACCATGTTTGATTTCTACGTCCTTGCTGTTGAATGTTTTCAAACAGATCCTAAATTCAGCCCAATCCTGCTTTAAAAACACATTAATAGGCACTAGCCTATTGCTTTCCCACCACCATTGATCCGCCAGCTCTAAGAATGCTGTCTTCTGTGCTAGAGTGCGCAGAGCTGCAAAGTCGTAGATAGTGGTGATAACTTCGTCTGAATTCTGTATGATACCGATATAATCGTTGCCGCCATAGGTTATATAGCTGATAAACGGGTATTGGTCTAAGAGTGCCTTGTAACTGTCTTCCATTAGAATGCGATAAATACCTTATAAGAGATCGAGACCAAAAGTGCCTACAATCACAAGTTATTTATATCTTCAAAAAGTCAACATAGAAGTTTTGGACTACTCAGATCCCACATTAAAAACGAGGAACCGACCCGTGTATGCACGCCCAATTAAAGTCTATCAAGGCATAGATAATCCCATGCAGTTAATCGTCAAGAATCAGGATCAAAAACCCGCAAATCTGGTAGGCTACAGTGTGCGTATCGACATACAAGATCCTGAAAATCAGCTGACTGCTTATAGTTTCACTGCTAATGCCAGCAGTGCTTATAGTAATCTAGCAGCAGGAACTACAACTGTGTTGTTTACAGCCAATGTTGTCAACAGCCTAGAACAGAGATTTTACAAGTTAACCACAAGATTAATCAAAACATCAGACAGCACAGAAACTCCATTGTATATGGACGACAACTACAGTGTGCCCTTAGATCTAGAAGTGCTACCAGCTTACTATTCAAGCACTGTGGCGGTACAAAATCTAGGTGAAACTATCATTGACCCAGGACTACTACCTTAATGGCTATCACATACTCTAACGTCCAAGTTACCAAGGTATTAACCCTACGTGGTAACACCATACAGAACAATCGCTACACGGGCTTGCCTGGTGAGCTGACTGTTGATACAGAAGCCAAAACCATACGCATACACGATGGTGTCACACCCGGAGGTAATGTGGTGCAGGGTGGGGGTGGTGCCAGCAGTTATGGCAATGCCAATGTTAAAGTATATCTGTCAACATTTGATGGTAATATCCTACCCAGTGCTAATGTCACTTATAGTTTAGGTAGCCTAACACGTCAATGGAAGGACTTGTTTGTCAGCAATAACACTATCTATGTAGGTGGTGTTCCTCTAGGCATTGATGCTACTGGCAATCTTACTATAAATGGCAATGTTATTCCTACATTAAGTTATGTTAATACCGTAGTGGCCAACGTCACAGTTGATCTAAGTTCTTATGCCCTGAATGCTAATGTCACAGCAGCCAACGTGGGCATCATTGGTTATATTGATCGTGCTAATACAATTCAATCATCACAGGTAAATGCGGCTAATTTATCCATCACAGCGGCCAACGTTGGACTAAAAGGCTATGTTGATCAAGCCAACACGATCCAAAGTGCGCAACTTATATCTGCTAATCTAGGCATCATCGGCTACATCGATCTAGCCAACACAATCCAGTCAGCACAGATTTCTGCTGCTAACGTAGGCATGCGAGGCTACGTTGATCAAGCTAATACAATCCAATCATCACAAGTAGGTGCAGCCAATTTGGCCATTACTGCAGCCAACGTAGGCATGCGAGGCTACGTTGATCAAGCTAATACAATCCAATCATCACAAGTAGGTGCAGCCAATTTGGCCATTACTGCAGCCAACGTAGGCATGAAGGGCTATGTTGATAGTCAATCATTCTACAGTAACGTTAAGGTAGCGACATACCTACCAACATATGATGGCAATATTGCGGCTAACATTAGCAAATCAGGCTACACCTGGACCTTTGGCACAGATGCTGTCCTAACTTTACCTTCGGGCGCAACTATTTTAGAAAGCGGGTATGGAAGTGCAGGCGCTATAAGATTAAAACCCAATGGTGGTACCAGCACACAGTATCTAGAAATAGCACCTACTGCGGCGGATGGAAATCATGTTCATCTGATGGCCGGTAGCGGAACAGAACTATTCTTAGGTGACGACAATCAATATGTTAAATTGGCCAATACTGGCGGTGTGGTAATCAACAGCAATGACAGTGCCGGAAATACTGCCCAGTGGACCTTTGGTCAGGACGGTACTACTTTATTTCCAAATCAGGCCATCGATGGTGGCACAGCGCCAATTGAATTAAAGAGTCGTAGTTGGAGTCAGTTAACTTATAACAATGTTGACATGAATCAGCAACCAAACAAAAATCACAGCACTACATTCTATGTAGAAGGCGGTGATGCACTGTTAGAAATATTCCGTTGGGACAGTGGCAATGTTATGCAACATCGTCAATGGACATTCTTTCATGATGGTAACCTAACATTACCAAGCGGTGGATATATCCTTAACAGTGATAATTCAATCTACGGTGGTGGTAATTACAGCAACGTTGAAGTTGCTACATACTTACAGTCAGGCAATATCGCCAACGTCTCAGTGGCAGGCAATGTAACCGCTACTTACTTTGTAGGTAATGGTGCATTACTAACTGGTGTCGTAGGCAGTGCTAGTAACTACGGCAACGTTGATGTAAGAAACTTCTTAAAGACCGGTGATGGAGCCAGTCGTCTAATCCAAGGCTACTATGCTAACATAGACCTAGGTGCCACGGCACGACTATTTTCGTTTGGTGCTACTGCAAAATCTTATTTTGGTCACGATGGTTTTCTTGGCAATACCAGTATAAATTATATTCGCGCAGATAATGGTGATGTTAGGATAGCGACCAACAATGCAGCTAAGACCTGGACGTTTGATAATACCGGGTTATTAACATTCGCTGGCACGTTGACCAGTGGCGCAACATTTGACGGCAATGACTTTATTGCCGCGCCTAATAGTTTTATAGAACTTGCTGGTTACACTGGCAATACCTATGTGGGTCTCGACGACAATAATGTGTTTATACAAACAAACTGGAACACAGCAGGAAAACAATGGACATTTGCTAACACTGGTAATATCACATTCCCAGATAACACCGTCCAAAGCACAGCCTGGACAGGTGGTAGTTACAGCAACGTCCAAGTAGCTACATACCTACCAACATATTCAGGCAATGTCAGAGCTCTAAACTTTATTGGCGCTATCCAAGCACAGGTAGGATTTAGTTTTAACTATGCTACAGATGCATTTGGGGCTACTTACGATAACAGCTTTGTATTCTTACCATCAGACGCTAATTCAAATGCCATAGTGGCTGGATATACCATAGTTGGTAACAGTGGCGCAGTAACATTGACAGTTACATCAGCGACTGTTGTTGAAGGTAGTCCCAACTTTGTCCAAGTTGCTACTACTCCGACTGCATCAAATTTTGCATATCCTGTAACAGTATACACAGCTAATTACAGTCCTGCTTTACCATTATCGACTATCACAGTAGGTAA